TGACTGTATAGCAGCCGCAAGAGCAAGGCCAAACTGTTTGCTATTGCTTTCATCAGCATCAACACTAGCCCCACCATCTACATCAACATTAACAACAATATTATTTGTGATGCCGCCTCCTCCTAACTGATTGTTTGGAATGATAGTGCCAGCCCTTGAGGGAACAAATAATTCTGGGCCTTTTTCTCCTACTATTGAGGGCTGTCCTACTTTTGGCCTTCCACCAGCAGCGAATGTTGGTAAATTTTTAAATAAACCAGATGAACCACCAAAAGCACTAAATAAAAATGTATTGATACCAAGCTGCAATAATTGTCTAGCAACACTTTGAAGCAAACTTTTAGCTGCTTCAGCCAATGTTCTTGTCTGTAATATTGCATCTGTTAAAGCATCAGAAACACCAGTTGCGATATCATTACCTACTTTTTTAAAAGCATCACTTAACTTATTAGCACCATCTGTTGCTTCATCTAAATCTTTTTTAAGGTCTTTGAGATCATCACCCTCAACGTCTATATCTACCTTCGGCATAATCTTTTGGACTTGCCCTAATAAAAATTTTAAGACAGGATTTCCTTCAACAAATTCTTTAATTTTTCTAAATGCGTCAAAAACTGCTCTAACTATTTTTCCAACAACTTGACCAGCTTTTTTACCAAGTTCTGTTATTGTTTTTATATTTTCATTGATTGCGTTTTTAACAAAGATCCAAGCTTTTTCAAAAGCAATAACAATATCAATAGCCTCTCCACCAAATTCTCCAATTACTGCATTACTGATCTCTCCAATAAATGCAAACAAAGCTCTAAATGGTGCAAACGTAGCTTTTACAGCAAGACCTAGAGCCTCAACAGTTACAGCAGTTATTTTCAAAGTTTCTCTTATAATAATTCCAAACTCTGAACCATCAGCGACTAAATTCGTAAAAGCACTTGATAATCTTTTTAACTGACCTTGTATTGTATTTGTTGCTTTAAAAGCGTCCCTTGCAGCCCTTCCCTGTGCATTTGCCTGATTATCTAAAGCTTGATTGAATTTAACTAATTCATCATTTAACAATGGCTGTATTGCGGTAAGTGCCTCAACACTTCCAAATAATTTAGATAGGTTGTCAGCACTTGCTCCACCATTTTTGATAATATCTTCTAATACTCCACTTAAACCTTTTGATTTCAAGGCAGACGCACTAAAGTCTATTCCAAGCTGCTTTGCAACTTTAGATGCTTCACCAGTTGGCTTTTGTATCGAAGCAATAACTTGCCGTAACCCTGCAAAGGTAGATTCAACAGGAACACCAGTTGCAGTGACAGCAGAAATCGCAGCATTTAATTCATCTATACTTACACCAGCACCAGCCGCTATCGGTGCAATACGACCTATCTGTTGTGCATATTGATCAACAACAATTTTACCATCAGCTTGAGTCTGTGCGAATCCATCAACTATTTTTGCCGCCTTGTCAGCTTCTAAACCATAAGCATTTAAAACAGATGTAGTCGCATCAGTTACTGTACCAAGATCAGAAAAACCGCCAGTAGCACCTAATTGTGCGGCTTTTAGTATTTCTGTTATTTCAGCATTTTTAGCAAAGCCAGCAGAAGCTAAATCATAAGAAGCAGTTAATAAATCTAAAGTTGATGCCTGACCACTTAATTCGTTAGAGAGAGTAACTAGCTTTGGCTTTAATTCATCAACATTGTCTGATAATGTACTTAACTTTGCCTCTGCAAAGTCTTGTTTAGTAAGAATACCAAAAGATGCAGTTAAACCTCCAATGACAGCACTTAACCCTATTAAGGGAGCTAATATTGGTGCTAGTGCAGCTTGTAATGTCGCAAAGCCTCCAGCAGCTACTTTAGCTCCAGCACCTGTAGCAATTAAAGCTGGTGGTAGTATTGAAAATCCTTTATTTGCATTTTTTAACTGTCCAGATGTACCATTGACAGTTCTATTAAATGTAGTTGCCCCTTTATTTACTTTCCTTAAGGCAGCAACAGCTTGAGTGGCATTGACTCTTAATTCTACATTTGAGACTGCCACAACTAAACAATAACTTTCTTTATATTAACCTGATTTGCGTTTGATAGCATCAGCTTGTTTTTTTTCTTTCTCATATTTTAATTCATAATACGCAGCAAAATATATAAACTCTTCATCTGTCAATTGAGTTCTTAATTCACTAACTGTCTTGCCTAATTCTGTTGCAAGGAAAAACTCAAAATATAACCAGTTATCCCCCTTTAATCTTCCTTTGAGTTTTCAACAGTAACATTAGAATTTACACCAAATAAAAATAATTCAATCTCATTTAAAACATTTTCTGGTAAATCATTCTGTAAGCTGGCAAAGTCAGATGGGTGAAACGCTTTTGTTCCATCTTCATTTTCTGCTAACTGACAAAGCATATGAGTTGAAACTATTAAAGGATCATCACTATTTGCTCTCTGTGTAGCTCTTGCTCTGTCGGCTCTTGTTATGGCTTTAAAATACAGAGATAAAACAATATTGCCTTCATTGTCTTTTACATCAAATTTGCGTCTTTGATTTAAGTCGAAAGCCTCTCTTAAGACTTCAAGATTTCTTTTTGTTGCCATGAATAAATGCGAAGTTTTTACTTAATTAAATAGCGGAAGTAATAGTTCCAGTTGGTTTGAATGTGATGCTTATTGTGTTTGGGTCACCTAAAGAAGAACTTTGCTCAAAGTTTGTAATAATTCCATTAAAAGAAATCTTTTTTGTTGCACTTGAACTATCTGGGAATAATTCAAAAGAGGCTGTTCCAAGATCGCCTGTAGTTAAAACACCATCAATAAAAGTTGCTGTCTCACCAGAGGCTGAATCATCATAAAGAAGCTCTGCTGTGCCTTCGCCTTCAATAAGACCACCTACAAACTGCTTAAAAGTGTCTCCTTGAGCAGTTGTTTCTTGTGTGTCTTTTGAAATAGACATTGACCAGCT